CGGCTATCCCTGCCTACTACCACACGAACGCTTCTAAGGATGAAGGTAACAGTGGTGAAAACGATAAGCTCTTCCTGTACCCCTTCTGCCTGGATACCTGCAAGCTCCAGCCCACGGGTTCTCTGAACTTCAGCCGCATCGATTCGGCCCGCTTGGTCTGTGACACGGCGAATCATGAGGATGACATCTACGGCGTGAACTATAACATTCTCCGCATCGAAAATGGTATGGGTGGCCTCATGTACTCGAACTAAATCCCGACTACTCTACGTAGTCAATTTCTTTTCCCATTTAACAATAAACCATGTGGTTGATTCTCATATTGATTGCATTCGTCTTTTTACTCACGTATGATCCCAAGTCGGGTACTTTAAATAAGTACGTCGAACTCCCTAACGCATCATGTAAAGATGGTCATTACCAGGAAGTTCAATTTGCTCAAAAAGGATACCAGTGTCCCAAAAATGATAAAACACACATGGGTGCTATAATATCTACTTAAAAACAAAATGTTATATCAGGGTATAATGTTTGCATTTGATCGTGAAACAGCAACTATGGTTGCAGTCGTCGTGTGTATCGCTGCCACCGTCTATATGTTCAGGGAGATGCGAAAAACAAAGGATGAACTATCGGCGGCGATCGCCGCGAAGCAGCAGCCGATCGTGTACATGGAACCGACACCTGTCGCAGCGGCTCCGTTGGAGGAGCCTGCTCCCGAGCCTGCTCCAGCCCCAGCCCCGCCTCCGTCCAAACCACCCACGACACGAAAGAAGCAGGTTACGATTTCTGAGCCGAATCCGAGTGAATAAACATATTCGTAAATGTTAGAATTGCCATGAGCAATGAAAAAACACAAAGCCATAGCGATACCAGTTTCCTTCACGGGGGGAACACCACGTTTCCTCACCGTAAGGGACAAGAGATTTAAAGAATGGATATTCGTGACGGGAGGGTGTAGACGGCGAGAAATTTTTTATCCTCTTCGTTGTGCCCTCAGGGAGTTGGAAGAGGAGACAAGAGGGGTCGTATCCCTCAAGAGGGGGGAGTACACGAGTTTTACGTTTACAGTGAAGGAGAGTCCCATGGTGGATTTAGAATACACGGTCTTTATATTCTTCGTGAATTATTCGAGATCTGAACAGGTGGAGCTTGTAAAGAGGTTTAACGAGGAAAAATATAAGATGAATACGAAGAGGATACAGATGAGGCGTACGTACGACGAGAATGATTATATGAGTTTCGATACGTTAACAGAATTTAACGCACGTAATCAATGGGACAGAATAGTTCAGCACGTGGTGAGGAACCCGGAATTTTACGCATGCGTGAGTTCCCTGAATAGAAAAACGTTTGTAATAAAATAATGAAGGCGAAGAATATGATTTTACTGGACATCAAGAATATCCTCATGGATAGGAAGGATTACTCCAGTGATAAAGCAGATGCATGGATAGAAGAAAATAAAGGTAAGACTGTGTATGAACTTTTAGTACTTAAGAAGACCCTTAGCAAAGTAGAAGAAGAATATAGAGATGTCTCGTGTCGGACTTCCATCTGGCATGAGGAAGAATATTAAAAAAATAATCCGATACAGGTATAAGTATGTTTAAGGGTTGGTGTAAACAACAGGGTTTTTGTAACAACTCCAATCTATCACACGTGCTCATGGATGGTGGTGTGCTGTCCGTGCCGTTTGATAGATTGAATGACTTTTACGTGGCGTACATAGACGCTGTGAAAAGGGGGGAGAAAATTTACGTCGTGGAACAGAAGACTGACACCTTTCACTTTTTCGTTGACCTCGATTACAAGAGTAAAGAGAAAGTATCATTTGATACCATCGAGGAAATCTGTCAGACTATATGTGACAGGGTATCCAAGTTTACGGATAAAAATGCTTTGGTTTCAGTGGCACAACCTAAAAAATGCGGAGATCTGATGAAGTACGGTGTACACGTTAACTGGCATGGGTTTGTGGTAGATCATGGTTCGGCAATGGCTCTTCACTCTCATATCGTATCAGCGCTGAATTTACTTTTTCCAACTACGAACTGGAACGAGGTGGTGGATACATCGGTATACGGAGGTGGAAAGAGAAACGTCAAAGGAAGTGGGTTCAGGATGCCGTGGTCACACAAGAGGGCGAAACACGATGCCTGTGGAGGAACTGGATGTTCGGGTTGTGAACATGGAAAGGTGACACAGGGTCCTTACAAACCTATTCTCATGTACGATAATAAACTGACTCGTATTCATGACAAAGAACCGAGTGTAGATATACTTCACATGGCCACGTTACGCACGGAGTCTAAAGATTTTTCCGTCATAGAGGGCTCCATGAGGGAAGAGGGAGCGTTCAGTATCCAAGAGACGAAAGATACATTCAACGATCCTGAAACTCAAGCAGCTCTTGAGACACACATTCAAAAGTATATGGAGGGTCAGGCGAATGCCGAGATTACCAAGATGTACTCACACGATAACATGTATCTCGTGTCTACGACTTCAAAATATTGTGAAAATTTACAGAGAACTCATGCATCAAACCACGTATGGTTCTTCATAGAAGGTGATTCTATTCGACAGAAATGTTTTTGTAGATGCGAAACTATCAGGGGGAGGAAGAGTGGATTTTGTAAAGATTTTTCAGGGCGAAAGATTCTCCTACCAGATGAAGTGTACAAGAAGCTCTACCCCAACGGTAGTCAAAAGCCTCGTGTACAGCGGTCACCGTCCCCTAAACCACCTGACATGTCACCGGTGACTGTCATAGATGAGTTTATGAATAAACACGTGTCTAAAGAACCCATGAAAGTCAAGAGTATTTTGAAAAAAAAGACACAATACAACGTCACGACTTCAATGACATGCCAGGGGTGTAAAAAGACTGAGGTACCATTCATCATCAAGAAGAAGGATTCAACTCTCAAACAGAAGTGTGATTGTAATACTCGTGAATTCAGACTTATAGATAAAATACTTGATATATTATAAGATGTACATCATAATACTCATCGCAACTTTCGCGTACATTATTTCACAAATATCAAAGTTTCAAGTATCTCACGATGTTTTGGACCAGCTCATAAAAGAGACACACGTGTATTCTGGTATACACGAAGAATCGTATAAACTATTTTATGCAAATATACAACTTGCTCGAGAGTACATGTCCTATGCATTTTTACAAAAAGCGATTCATCATCTCAACGATATACCCTTATATATGTCCCCCATAGACCCCGATATTCAAAATGAAATAGCAGAATTTGGTCAGAAGATCGCTGTTGCTTTTGAGAGGACTGCAATGAAAGATGCCATGAATAAAAACAAGTATTTCAGTCCAAAATATATTTAAAAGGTAAGATGCTTTATGGTGTAATAATGACTTCCGTTGTTACAAGGTCCGGACGTATCTCTAAAAAACCGGAGCGTCTCGACCCAGAAGAAGAAATCGAAGATGACTATGAGGAATCAGACTACGATGAGGATGAAGAATATTCCGATGATGAAGATCTTTGTGAGACTGATGACGAGGAAGAGGATGACGATGAGGATGCCGATGAAAATGGAAATCTAAAGGGTTTTATAGTCGATGATGAAGATGAAGATGAAGAAGCTTAAAAGAAACATTTTATAGAAATTATATATGGACACGGATATAGGCAATCCTATAGAGTATAATCCAGAAGTGACCGAGGAAGAAGAACCACCTGTCCCATCTCCACCTCAGTATTATTTTCCACAAGCCATGATGGCCCCACCACCCCCTCCTCCAGAACCTAAGAAGGATTTTTTAGCCAATCTAGATAAAACGGCGTATCTTGTCATATTCGCTGCGTTCATCTTGGGGTTCTTCATGGGGAAGACTATGCAGCCAGTCATCTTGAGACATGGGTGAGTAACCAGTAAAATCACCGATGGGACCCGTTACTGGTTCGGTGAAATACGCGCGACTAGTTACCAGAGGATCTTTGAGCATATCCACTAAAACATCAGACGCTTTGGGGCGATCTTTGATGAGAATTTCACTCTTTAAATATACAAATAGTATCGCCAAAATACCAATGGCTATTAACAAGAATGCCGCTAGCATCAACATTTATTATTAGTATATTTTTTTATTTTTCATTACCATGATGAATACAGTCGTGAAAAATAAATAATTGGTTTTTTTTATTACGCTTCCTCCTCGTCACCTTCCTCGATGGTATCGCGTGCCTTTCTGCGCTCTTCAATTTCCTTCGCCACTATGGCGTCGGCCTCTTTGACGAGTTCTTCCATGGGGGTATCGGGCTTCTCGCGTTTGAGACGTTCGATGATATCCGCCGGGTGGCTGATG